CGGAGGTTGCAAACGGGATGATCGTCTTGCCAGTCAGATCATAGCTCTCAAGAAACGTATTGATAATCGTCGGCGCAACGTACCACCAGGTATGAGTGCAAATCCGACAATTCACGGAAACCTTGTCATTCACACCTTTGTATGCCCGCAGATTAAGCGTTATCAGCGGTTTTAGACCTTTTCGGTATAGTTATCATAGGCAAGGCAAATCCAGCCTGCGCCGCTTTTCAGCTTGCCCCAGAGACCCTTGTTACCTGCGCTGTCAATCTGTCCCTGTGCTTCCTCAACAACGGTGAATACACCCTTGCCCGTATAAGAGCCAGTAGCCGCATAGTTCGTACCTGCGCCCTTACGAATACGCAAATCAGAAACTTTGACACGCACCAGATACGGAACATCACTTGCCGTATTGCCAGAAGAAGCAGCAGAGCCGTTGACAGTGCAGTAAGACGGGTTGAGCAGATAAATCCAGCCTGCACCAGATTTAAGCCGTCCCCAGCCGTCTTTGACCTCAACAATGGTAAATACACCCTTGCCAGTCTGTCCCTTTACCTTGCCGCTCATGGACGGCTCAGAGCGGTAGTTCAAATCGTTAATGATGACCTTCACAGTGAAAGGAACATCCGGGAACGTACCGCTTGCGCCGCCTGTGCTTTCCACAGCGTCATAGGCAGTCAGGTTCCAGGTCTCAATGATATTGCAGATTTTCTCCACATAATCCGGGGAGGTAGCATAGCCGCCGTCCTTGATAATCTGGACTGCCTTTTTGTAGTCGGTACAGCCTTTCAGACCATCATAGCGTTTCTTGTTGCCGTTCATAGCACCAAGCAGATATGCGGAATGGTCAGCAATAGACTGTTCCACGCTGGAATACTTGCGGAAGTCAGCCGTGACGGTCACATACTGCCCGTTCTCATATTCCTGCGTTTTCTTCGTATACTTGCTTGTGCCATCCCAAGTAGAGCCGCCCCAGGTGTTCCCGGACAGACTACATTTCATACCAAAGCAGTTGTTGGCGTTCTGAGCCAGTTCGGACTTACCATACCCAGACTCAAGAATAAACTGTGCCAGAGACACAGAAGCCAGAACGCCGCTGTTCTTCTGGTCAGCCGTGAACAGACTGCCAATCTTCTTGATAATGTCGGCGTTCTCCATATCTTTCAGAGAAGTAGCCTGCAAGCCAGAAGTGCCAGTGGAGGACGTGCCGCCCAGTTTTGCAGTGACAGCCGCCGCAAGGTCTCCCAGACGGTTATAAAGCCAATCACCAGGGCAAGCCTTATTCGCAAACCAGCGGTGAACGGTAAGCACCATTTCACCCGCTTTCGGCTCATAGACAAGGGTCTTATTCTTGTCACCCAGCCAAATCAGCTTCGTCTTACCGTTGCGCTTGCAAATATCCACGCAAAGCGCAATAAGTTTCTGGTAAACGGCATTGTTCATAGCATACGGATGATTGAGGTCGGACGCACATTCAATCGTGACCGCCCTCTGGTCATTCGCATTGCTGGAAGAACACCAACTTCTATTCCCTTCATCCACACACAGAACCACTCTGCCGTCCTTGCCGATACCATAATTGCAACTTGCCTGTCTGGAAGTGCTTGTGAAGCACCCGCCGATACTTTCTGCCGTAAGCTGCCCCACTACACAGTGGGGCGTAATACGGTCAATGGAATGGGTTCTTGCACCGCTATGGTTCGGGCTTTTTACAGTGCAATCCACCAAAGAACTGTTGCTCATAATTATTCTCCCTTCTTTTTCGGCTCAGTGTAAGTAAGTGCCTGCGTAGAGTCGGCTACACCTTCTGTGGTCGGGTCGGTCACAACACCAAGGATAGCCAGAACCACGAACAGTGCATTGACCACATCAATCAGCTTGTTTCCCAGGTCTCCCAGGTCAAGCGTGAAGCCAAAGAGTGCCGCCACAACCTGCACCAGCAGAAGCAGAGCCGGGATAATGGTCAGCCAGAAGTTCTTGTTCTTAATTCGTACAATCCAGTTAATGTTCGTCATGGTAAATACCTCCTTTAAAAAATTAAGGGGCTAAAGGTATCTCACCCTTAGCCCCATTGAGCCATCCAGAACCGTTGTCCTGGTTTCAATATTCTCACCCCTTAATGGGCAGTTCCTTCACTTCGTTCAGAAGTTCTGTCACCATACCGTTTCCACCAAGCGCATGATAAGCGTCATACATTTCAAGGAAATTCTGTAAGCCATGTTTTGTCACATAACCTCTCACTTTCCATTCAGCGTGATACTCAATCAACTGTACCCGCAGAAGCAGCATAGTACCTTTGCTGTTTGCGTCCCTGTCTTTCTTCTGATTTTTCAGCAAAAAGACTATGTACCCCATAAGAGCCGTAAGCACAATCGGTAACGCAATAGTGTACGTCTGCATTAAAAACTGTTCCACTGGAACCACCTTCTTCCATTATGTGATTTACCTTTCGGAAAGGGAAATGAAGTAAACATATTCACTCCCCCTTCCAAAATCCTGTAGTTTACTCACCCATGAGGGTTTCCAGTTCCAGGTCAATCAGTAACTCCTTAACCTGGTCTTTGATAGTCTCAGGAACACTATCAAAAGTACGCTTGCCCTTAACAATAAGAGCGACATAAATAACAGCCATGCGTTCCACCTCCTTTCTTCTCACAAAAACAAATAGATTGCCAAAAATATTGAGAAACATATTACTGCTCCTTCAATAATTTCTTGACTTCTGCACGAATTTGTTCGGGAACGTCATCAATAGTTTTTATCCCCTTGCGAATAAGAGCGACATAAATCTTTTCCATTTTACACACCTCCCACTATCATTTCATAAAGTTCAGCAAGAGCAACCTGAATATCGGTTACATTGCTTTCTGTAACTTTATTCTGCAATTCCTGTGCAGAGAGTTCTCTGAAACAGATATGAAAGCCGTCTGCGTCCTCCACCTGCTGAATGAGTTCAGCGTTGTGCATGGTAATAGTTTCCTCACCATCCGTAATCTCAAGCGTGGAAAGATTGTCCTTAAAAACACTCTCGTCCACCTTCTCCTTGCGGATATAGTTGTCACCATTCTTTGTGAACCCTGTCAGTTCAGTCCCATCAGCCAAAATCAGTTTGTACATGGTAATGTTCCTCCTTTAACTTATTGTAGAGGTCATTCATATTTGCCCTCTGTTGCCTGCTCATAATTCGGTAGTGATTTTCCATCCACGAATGGTACAGATTGTAAAATTCCTTTTCGGGAAGTCTCCCCGCCAGCTTCTTCAATTTCCGTCTCATAGCCGTAAGTCTTTTCGGGTTGATTTTATGTATCACCCTGCCAGTCTCCGTCAGAGAGTATTGAACTTGAAGAAACCTCCACATTTCAGACAGCTTACATATTCTTGTTTTCCTCACATTCACGGTAATACCAATCCCTTTTGCAATCTCAATAATTTCTGAGAGCAGGTCTTGTAAGAACTCTTTACTCTCATGGATTGCGTAACTGTCATCCATATACGCACCATAGAATTTTACCCCTTTGACAATCTTCACAAAATTGTCTATCGGTATTCGATAGGCTATCCCTGCGTCCTGCGCTACCTGGTCTCCAATGTTCAAATGCTTTCGCATGAACTTTTCGCCCGTCAGCAGCCGCCTGTCAATTTTCTCATACTCAAGGGAATTGAATACCATTTCCATACAGTGGGCGTATTCTTCATCCGTCATGTAGGAAACATCTATCTTCTCCCGGTCAATAATCCGCTGTAGCAAACGTAAAGCCCTTTCGTCCGTGATATACTTTGAAAACAGTTTCATCAGAACGTCATGCTGGATATTGTCATAGTATTTTGAAAAGTCTATCAAAAGGATATATCCATCGTTAGAACCGTGTTTGCTGTAAAACCTGTGCAGGTGGGTTTCCAGCCTGCGCCTGGTAAATGCAATTCCCTTACCCTCAAGACTTGCACCGTTATCATAAATAAGGTGTTTGCGTATTGCCGGGGTTATCACTTCATCACACAAAACGTGTTTCACCACTCTATCCTGTATCTGTTCGCCAGTAATACATCTGGTCTTACCACGTTCGTTGATAATGAAGCGTGTTCCGGGTAAAAATTCGTAGGTTTCATCCTTTAAATCCTGCTGGACTTTTGCCAGTGATAAAAGGTAGGTCATTTCAAACTTCTGTACCTGCGGTTTCCAGTCACTCCCTTTCTTTGCTTTTATGTAAGCGTCATACAACGCATTGCCGTCAAATATCTCACGCTGATAACAGGAGCGGTCGTAACCGCCTGTGTCGTGTTTAGTATTTACCATACGGAAGGACAATCTCTCCTTTCTCTCACTGTGAAACGGTCAAATGCCTATTTAATCACAGTATCGAAATCGGGACGAACGCCATTAGAGTTAGAAGCGTTGTTGTAGTTCGCATTGCCGTTGTTGTTGACATTGGCAAAGTTAGCAGCGGTATTAGAGATTGCCCTGTGAAAGAACTGTTTTGAACTTGTTATCAGACTTCCTCCAACCTTTGATAAGGTCAATTTCTTTCTGAATATCAGCACCAAACCGCAAGTAGGTATTCACATCAACTGGTAGCGTCTCGATTGCGTACTGTAATTCCTGAACCAGCCTGTAACATTGACCGATTGCCAAATCTTGATGAAGCCGCCTTTCAACCAGTTCTTCCGGGTATGTAGGATAGATACTGTTTGCTGTATAGACGTGTTCACCGATAGACCGCAGACAGTCAATAATGGCGTTCCTCTCACTCTCGATAAACCACTCGTCAAATGCGTCCTGCTTTTTCTTCTGGCGGTCATACTGCTGTTTCTCAATGTCAGTAAGTTCCTCGTAACTTCTGCTGCCGAACCGTCTTTCCAGACGCTTCTCAGATTTTACCGCATTGTAGCCAAAGTCCCGGAGAAGCAAATCAGTAATTTCCTTTCTCAATTTATTCAAATGGTGGAATACCTCAAACTGAGAGGGTTTCCGTTTGCTTTTTAATACTGACATATCGCAAGTTCCTTTCTACCCCTCCCCACAAGGGGGAGGGGATTTTAGATTAACCGATACAGAAAGCGGGACGAACGCCATTAGAGTTAGAAGCGTTGTTGCAGTTCGCATTGCCGTTGTCGTAGACAATGGCAAAGCCAGCAGCGGTAATCACATCTCTCAGCCACCATGTAGCCCTGTTACAAATTCTGGACGGTTCCAGAGCAAAGAGCGGCAACTGCCCTTTCTCAACACGGTAATTGTTCGGAACATTGCTACCGTCCGATACCGGGCTGAAAATACCACTTCCGTAAACCATGTGTTCACACATCAGGTCAACGGTACTGTCTGTCCACTCACCAGCAGAAGCCCTACCGTTGGACGTTGCATTGGAAAGATAAATTCTGTGAGACAGAACGTGCGAACTTCCAAACGCACTGTTGATAGTGGACTTCGCCTGCGTCAAGTTCGCCGTGTACATAGCAGAGCCTTTGTATGCGCCAGTGGTCACGTTGGTAGTGTTCATCTGAGCATTGTACAGGCAGGTATCAGGCACAATGACTGCGTGGTGTTTCGTAAAACTGGTATCGCCGCAGTTCAGGTAATAGTCAAACGCCGCAATACGCCAGTTCACGCCGCCGATAACCCAGTAATCACCAATGTACAGGTCAATGAAAGTACCACTGGAAATAGCTTCCCACTGTTCCTCCGTTACGGTAGTGCCAAGGTTCTTCCCTCTGTAGATAGAGTTGTGCGCCCCGGCGTTGTCATAGGTCAACTGCGCCAGAATGGTATTGACCCCTTCCATGTATTCCTTCAAATCCTTTTTGAAGTTCGCCGTGGAGATAGTCTTGACTCCCGTACCATCATGGATAAGAAGCAGGCTGTCATCACCTGCGGTAAGGATAGTATCAAGGTCTCCAAATTTCTTTGTCTGAACGCTAATAACCGACATTTCTTTATTCCTCCTTATGTTTCCAATCTGCCAAAATAGCGTAATCCAGGTCATCCACAATGAGAGTGATAGTCTCGTCATCCGTAGCAATCGGAGCAGAGAAGTCATTCTGCATAGTCATGTACTCTAAAAGACTGAGCCTTTCGTCCAGTTCCGTACACTGATTTTGCAGGTTCCCCGCAGCGTCCTGAGATAACTGGTTCTGCATAGCCTGAAACCACGCATTGAACGTCTGTTGCTGTTGGCTTTCAAACTGAGCCATACTCGCCTGATATTCAGCTTTTAGATTATCGGTGTAATCGTCAAAATCCTCTGCCTTGCTGTCTGCTTCTTCCTCAAACAAATCCTTCTGCACTGCAAAGTAATTCTGGAAAGCTGTATACAGGTCAGTTCCATTCTCCACCATACTCATAAGCGTATTCAGGGCTTCGTTCATCCTGTTAGCGTCCTTTGCTCCAAAGAAGGATTTTTCCTTTCCTGAATATACCGTTACGTCCTGGAAGGAAACTGTGCCGTCCTCATTGTTCACGGTATTGTACCGCTTCAAGCCACTCCAAACAGCGTCCGTATAATCAACGGGTAAAAGTTCCCATGCCATTTACAAGTCCCCTCCCTTCATTCCAAAATTCCATGTAAACATCCTCCTTCCCTCACTCTCGTTTGTCAGACGGTCATACAGGTCAAGAATTGCGCTTTCCAAGCGGTTCAACTCTGTAAAGTCCATTGTGTTTCCGTTATCGTAATATACGGGCGGCTCCCCGTATGCCATCTGCAAAGTAGAGTTGTTAATGGTTTTCAGATTTTCCTCAAGCTGATTGATTTCATCAGCATAGAAATAATCCTTCGGAGTTCTGTCTGTTCCCAGACTGACAATGGAAAATTCGTCATACAGTTTGATAGCCATATCTCGCAGATAATCAAGGTTATTCTTGATACGGTTAAAATCCGCAGCATTGAACCTGTCACCCGTATAGTTGCCGTCACTGTCTGTCTGCCCATGCCAATCTGTTTTGGGTGTAACCCAACTCATTGAACCTCACCTCCTATGCGGTTGTCCTGCGGGCTGTTACCTTCCCGGAGAACGCCTGATTGAAGTTGATAGTGGTTCGGTAGATATTAACCTTCATACCGTCATGGAACTCATTCTCCTGGTACACAATATCGTTTGCGTCAATCTCCGGGTTCCCTCTGGTCGAATACTCATACTCAATGCCTGCGGAATAGTAGTCTCCCAGCCAATCAGCCAAATCCTGCGCCATTTCCATATCACTTATCATGGGGTTTTCCCATTTCACGGTTTTTCCTCTCAGGTTCAAAGATTTTGTCGCATATCGCTCCACAATCTTGTACCGATACCCCAGCACTTCCAGTCGGAAGGTTCCCGTCTGGCTGAATTTGAGGGTCACATAATAGTTGCCCCAGTCGGTGATTGTCACGCCAGAACTTCCTTCATTCAGCGTTGCCCGGAAATTGTAGGAAGGTTCACCCACAAAGAAGGTTTCCTCGTCCCCGGCAGTTACGGTAATTTCTTCACTTACCAGCGTTTCCTCAGAAGTTCCCTGCTGATAGCTGTAACAGGGGACGATAACCTTTTTTACCAATTCCTGCTTAATTGCTTTGGGGGAACTGGTCATATCCATTCGCTCCATAGTGAAGTCTGTCACATCACCAAAAGCAAAATTGTTCAGAATAATGCGGTTGTAAGGTTCTGCTGTCCCCGTAAACTCAATCTGCATAGTATCAAAGTCATCAAAGTCATAGAGGATAACCAGAACTCTCTCCATTTCTTCCTCTACTTCGTACTCTGTCACCAGGTCTCCATTGTTATATGTTCTAATCACAATCCCAGAAGGTAAGGCATTTCCGAACGTGAACTTAACGCCGTGGTACATACAGGCGGCTTCCTGAACGATTGTCACGATAGGGTTTGTAGTGAACTTTCCTTCCCCGTCAGACTGCTCATTGGAAACAAAACCTGTATTGAGCGTCCTCGCACTTGCCGTTCTGGGAAGGAAGTACATCTTCCCGTCAGCAGTCGTGTAATTCGTTGCCAGAGTTGCATATTCGCTTTTCGTATCGGTATTTAGGATATTCTTCACATTGGAGTAATCCGTCTCACCGTTACTGCTTGCCGCCGCTTCGGGAATGAAGTTGGATTTAATCTGAATGGTTCCGTACCTCGTCTGAGACAACGTGCAACGGCAAGCGTTGGCGATAATCTGTAATGCTTCCTTATGCTGCACACGGGGCAAAGGATTTTTAGAATACAGGTTTTTCAGCCGGGGGTCTATGTAATAGTCTGTCTGTCCTGCGTCCTGCAAAACTTCCAGAGCCCAATCATAGTAGCTTTTCCCTGTGCCAACGTACATTCCCTTGTAATACTCAGAGTCCATAGTCCTGAAAACGTCCTGACAGCGGATAGTCGCTGTATAGTCATCAGACTCCCACTCAGAACAAAGCAAGTGGTTTCCTCTTACCCATTCAATCCCGCCGCCATCTGGAAGCTGATACCCGTAGAAAATTTCCATTTCCTGCCCGGTCTCCAAAAAGTTGATAGCAGACTTCGGGTTGTCCACGTTAAAGTATTTATCGTAGTTTTTCAGAGTAACGGTAAAGTCAATCTGTGGAATATCACTTCCGATAGGGGAAACATAGCTTTCCAGAGACGAACTCAACACAGAGTCATTCTCATAAATCAAGCCGTAACCAAAACGGAAAGAGTAAATCCGCAGTCTGCTTTGAGGGTTCTTCATCTGGTAAATAACCAGGGTCAGCGTGGTTACGCTTTCCAGCACTTCCTCTGTACTGAAAACTGCCTGGTCATTACCTCTGAACTCCACCACCTGCCCCTTATCAGTTACAAAGTCAAAATCGGTAGGGTAGTTCTCTCCAAAATTGATTGTGATACCTCTAAAGTCGGTTGCCTTAATATTCAGGTCGATTGTAACCTCATACTGTGCTTCCGATACAAGGTCTCTCCCTACCAGCCCGGTATCAAGGTAGAGTGCAGACGGGGACTCTCTGGGAAGAAAATACATAGAGCCATCCACCCGTGTAAAATTTTCTTCCAGCGTGGCGTACACCAAACTGTCATCATGTTCTTTGAACAGATTGTCCTCATTGGAATAATAGGTAAAATCCCCGTCTGAAACCTCTGCTTTTGCCTGAGCTTCCTGATTGACCACGCCGAAAGAGAGCATTATATAACCTCTCTCCCGCAAAGGGGCTTTCATGCTTTTCTTATATGCTTTCGACACTTTCTGCATAATCATTCCCCCGTATCAATCAGATTTACCTTGCAATTCTTGTAATGCGTAGGCTTGCCATCATCATCAACCCAGTAGGGTTCGGCAGTCCTGTCACCACAGTACATTTTGATTGTTTTCCTGGAATTGGTAACAGGGTCAATAAAAGTAACATCCACAAAAAAGTTGGACAGAATACTCAATATCGTTTCCCACTGTTCGGCGGTCAGCCACGGCCATTCAAGATTGTCAATCTTATATTGGTCACGTCCAATTCTCTGTGCCACCACAGTACCGTTAGCGTTTCGCCCGGAATCAACCAGAGTGGTGACTACCGGGCTTACGCCACGTTTAGGAGACGGTAACTCGTACCCGTTAATTGCCAGATATGCCATTGTCACCGCACCTCCTTACTTCGTAAATCTATATCCATTGGCTTTCGTCTGTACATCTACAGCGTCCGTAATAACACGGTTGCCAATCTGCACAATCGGATGTTCGTCCTTATCTGCCTGTCTGCGTGTATCTTCCGCAATCTGGTTCAAAGTCGGCTCCACATACTCACGGTAGAAGTCCTCCATAGCCTGCTTAAACCCAGTGGAAGAAATTTCACTGTTTGTCTCCACATTGGAAGAAATGGTTCTCGCAAATGCGTCAGAGTCATAATACCGCAGAGCAGAGGTATCAACCGCCATAGCCATTGTCGGCGTGATATTCGTGAACGAGTTAGCCCATTCACCCACCACGCTTCTTGTGGTCTTACCCACCTGAGCAATGGCGTTGTTAAAGCCCGCAACGGCAAATCCACCAATCTCATAGAAAACCTTAGACGGCGAATTTATATCCAGCGTGTCCTCAAACCAATTCAGAACGGATTTACCCCAGCTAACAACTGCATTTTTACATCTGCTTGCCCAACTGGTTACACCGTTTGCAAACCCGTCTACAATGTTCTTAGCGATAGTTCCCCAAGAACTGCTGGAATTTTCAGACTGGAACCACTCTTTCACCTTGCTTGCCCAGGTCGTGATATTACTTTTTGCGGTTGTATAATAAGAACCGATTTTGTCCTTGAAACCGTTGATAACATCACTTGCAAATCCAGAGAAAGCAGACTTAGAAGCAATCCCTGTAAACCAGTTCTTTACATTGGTAGCCCACGTCTGAATGTTACTCTTAGTGGTCGTGTAGGCAGAACCGATTTTGTCTTTAAATCCAGTAATGACGTTACTTGCGAACGTAGAGAAGTTTGCGCTGTTCACGCCGCCAAAGGAACTACTGGTAAACCATTCCTTCACCTTGCTTGCCCAAGTCGTAACATTCGTTTTGACCGTGGTATAAGCAGAGCCGATTTTAGACTTAAAGCCCTCAATCGTATTATTGGCAAATGTAGAGAAGTTCTGGTAATTCACCCCTCCGTAAGAACTACTGGTAAACCACTCTTTAACCTTAGAAGCCCAGGTGGTAATGTTCGTTTTCACATTCGTATAAGCACTGCCAATTTTGCTTTTGAAACCTTCTATGGTCTCATTGGCATAAGTAGCGAATGTGGAGAGGTTTACACCCCCAAAGGAATTACTGGTGAACCACTCTTTAACTTTGGAAGCCCAGGTAGTCACATTGGTCTTGACGGTCGTATAGGTAGAGCCAACCTTATCTTTAAAACCGCTGATAATATTCCCAGCAATCTCTTTGAAATGCTCAACAATTCCCTTGCCGTCCTCACCCTTTGTAAACCACTCAACAACACTGCTTCCCCATTTCTTCACAGTCCCGGCGATAGAAGAAAAGAAGTTGATACCTTCCAAAAATCCCTCTACCACATACTGCCCGATTTCTTTCATCACCGTAGACGGAGAGTGAATACCGAACAGGTCTTTGAACCATTTCACAAACGGGTCAACGATATGCTGTTTAATCCATGCGCCGGGGTCATCAAAGAACTCCTGCACACCCTGAGTGAAGCCGTTCCAGAGGTCTCTACCAGCCTGCTTGAACTCAGCCCATTTTTCCTCCCCAACCAGTGCGTTAAAGAGCGGGTCAATCATGTTGTCCATGACCCAAGAGCCTATGTCGGCAAATCCTTTGCCGATTGCGTTCAGAAAGTTTACAGCGGTTTCCTTCCAATCCTCCCCGGCAATCTCTTTATCCCACCAGTTCTTAATGTCCTTCCCGATACTTCCAAAGAAGCCACCCAGGAACTCAACGCAAGAACGAATGGCTGTGCCAAGAAAAGTGAAGATACTGCTTGCGATACCTCCCCAGTCAATGTTGGTGAACAGGTCTTTGATTTTCTGCCAGAGCAGAGAACCCAGGTCAGACCAGTTGTAGCTATTCAGCCACTTTGTAGCTTCATCAAACGCACCAATGATAAAATCACTGATACTCTTACCTACCAGTCCCCAATCCAGTTCACTCAATCCCCCAATAATCATATCGGGTAGGATAGTAAACCACTTGACGAGTAATCTTCCTGCGTAGGTAAAATCTATCTCACTCAAAGCCGCATTAAGCAATTCTGCTATATGCGCTCCAAGGTTGGTAAAATCGGCTGTATCAAGAAACCAATACGCCGTCTGAATTGCACCGTTCAGTCCATAGCCAATCTTATGACCAACACCAGACCAATCAATGCTGTCCACAATCTCATTAAACTTTTCACCCAAAAGAGTTCCAAGTTCTTTCCAGTCCCCAGCTTCAAACGCCGCTTTCAGTTTGTCGGCAAACTCAGAGATAGAGTTTTCAATCGGCAACTGCTCAAACATGGAACCATAGTCTTTGCCGCCTGCGCCACCGCCGCCAGAACCAGAATTATCATTTTGGCTGATAATGTTCAGTTCATCAATTCCAGTGGTAGCGTCCTTAATCTCTTTTGCAGCCTTTTTCGCTGTCCCTGCGGTATCACTGATTGTGTCCCCGTAAGAAGCGGCAGATTTTTTCGCCGCAGTATAGGTACTTGCGCCCGTCAGTCTCGCAAAAAACTGATTGACGATATTCAGCAGAGCAACAAACTTATCAATCAGGAAGTCAATAGCAGGAGCCAAAGCGTTAATGATAGGAGATACCATAGCCCCCATACTGTTTTTCAAGTATTGGAAACTCGTAGCCAGACTGTCCATACTACTCTTGAACTGACCGCCCATGAGTGAACTGTACTGGTACAGATTGTTGATACCTTCCTTCATGGCATTGGCAAAACCATAAATCAGGCTACTCAACCCCTGATAGAGAAGAACCTGTTTAAAAGCATAGCCCAGTTTCCCCAGACCAGAGGTAGTCTTTTTCACTTGTGCCGCCAGTTTAGAACCAAAGGTACTTCCCAGTTTTTTACCAAGATATACAAGGGGTTTTGTTACAGTAGCAACCCCTTGAAGCGCACCCTTTAATACTTTCAAAGGAGTGCTATTTCCAAGAGCCGAAAATGTATGAGAGAATACCCCTCCAAGATTTCTCAGGGTATTCATAAAACCATTCGTAGCTGTATTTGCACTTGTAACACTCTGAGTGTACTGAGTCATACCAGAGGTAGCGGCAGTTGCAGCCGTACCAGCACCAGCGGTACTTGCGCCAGCCGGGGCAGAAGCAGGGGCAGAGTTAGCAGAAGAAGTACGTCTGCCGCTCGTAAGCCCTCTCAGGTTCGGAACCTGTAGCCCCTGCATACTCTGTAGAGCCTTTGCCAAATCCTCAACTTTTTCAATATCAGACCAAGTAAGGCTATCCAGTGCCGTACCGATTTCAGTCAGTCTTTTGGAGATTGTGGGGGAAACTTTCACGGTATTCAGTTGATTTAAGGCTTTCGCAAGGCTTTCCAGCTTTTCCATGCCAGTCAGCTTGTCCTTTGCGCTGTTGATAGCTTCCAGTTTCTTACTCACGCCATTTAAGCCAGCGTTACCTTTCAGAGACTTTTTCAGCTTTTCAAAACTGTCTGCCAATGCGTCAACACCTTTCGCCGCCTTGTCAGAGTCGGACTGAATTTGAAACTCAAGACCTTCAATCTCAACTGCCATAAGTTATCCCTCCTTCCCAAATTTCTTGTTAATCCCCGCCATAAGCGCCCTCATAGCACCCAAACCATTTTTCATCTTTTCCCGATTTTCTTCATCCTTCTGCCTGCGGGTTTCGGTTTCAGTAATCGGAATAGGAGATTTCCTGTAGGGATAAGGCTTTTTCTTTTTACTCAGAGCGTTCAGTGCCGGGGAAGCGTCCAACAAGGCTTCATAGATATAAACCCCTTGAAGCCAAGCATTATAATTTTCACGTTCTCTTTTTCGTTCTTCCGCTTCACGAAAATATTTTGCCATCATAGAGTCCCCATCCCAGTATTCGTGATAGGTCATCCCTATGCTCATGTAATATCCGCAAAGTTCTTCAAACTTTTCTCCGTAACGTGAAACAACGGGTCGGCGGCGGTTGCCGCCGCCCGTTGCAGCCCCGGACTCAGAACCCGTTACCAGTTCGTTGTCCACTCCACGTTTTTTTCCGCTTTGTTATCAGGCTCCTCCATCAGAGCGATAATCGGCTCATTGTACATTTCAGCCAACTTGCCAATCAAATCCTCCTTATTCGGCATAGCCGCATAAATCTTGTCAATGGTCTCCTGCTTCACAAAACGGTGGTGTGCTTTAAACGCACCTGCAAACAAAGCAGGGAGCAGCGTCATGGGGCGGGAGTCAATCTCCTGGGCAACAAAGCCCTCGTCCTCCATCTGCTTGACGGTACGCCTGGTAAACTCAAGCGTGTATTCCTTGTCCTCAAAAGTGAAAGTAATCTGTTTAGCCATTGCCAAACCCTCCTTTAATTCTTCAAATTAAATGCTTCTCACACTTCGTCCGTAACTTCGCTGATAACCGTGGACGGAGCAATCGTGATGGTCATACCACGAACCTCATTCACGCCGCCGCCCGTAACAAATACGGACAAATCGCCACGGAAGGAAAACTTACCCTCAGAGCCAGTAGGCGTAGGCAGAGAAGCAGTCTCCGTACCGCCAAACCAAACAGCGTATTCTTCGTCCTTACCTTCAAGTGCTTTCAGAGCCTTGTATTCGGTAAGGTCATAGTTCGCATTGAAATTCAGACCTTCGTTACTCTGAACACCCTTTACATACGTCTGCATACGGTGGGACAGAGTAGTGGTTTCCAGCAGTTCAGGTTCACCGCCCAGGTCGGGGAACTCCGTAATATCCAGCAACTTCTCCCATGCGTCCTCGTTCTTGTGCATGAGGAAAGTCATATAGGTACTCGTAGCCATACTTATTACCTCCTGTAAAAATGTTTCCCGTCAGTCGCTACCCTGTATCGGGCAGTGATACGGTAGATAGTTGCGTCCTCCATGTTCGGAACGGGTGTCATTGCCGTCCGTCTGAAATTCATGGAGTACAATTCGTCATTTATTACTTTCAGAATGTTCTTACATTCTGTTTTCTTACCATCAGTCCTGTTGGAGTACACATTGATTTCAAACATGACCTCAATCATGTTTTCCTTCATGCTCGTGTCTTGCCGCTCATTCAGCGTATAGCTGTCACTCTGGGTAATACTCGCATGAGGAAAAGAAGAAGGTGACTGCACATATTCACTGGCTACGTCTATACCAGGAAACTTTTCACGCAATACCTGTGCGACTCTGGTATAAACTTCATTCTCGCAGTCAATCATGTGTAACACCTCCTTGCAATTTCTTCAAAATGTTCTTCCAACTCCCGAACTGTCTGGTACATACTCATATTGGCAGGATTGCCGTAAGTATGTACCTCGCCAGCGTGTTCTCCACTGGTGATAACCTCACCATTGGAACCCGGATTGCCTGTATAACGCCATCCGTTTTTGAGTCTGCCCAGGTGATACCCATAACCGCCACGGGTAAAACCGTTCTTCCCGGCTTCTGGGTGATTGTCAGGATATTTCACGCCTGTACCAAACTCAATAAACAGAACCGCACTCCCAACGGCAACAACGGCAACGGTATTTTCTTCCCTGTTTTCCACTGAGACTTTTACATCATTCGTACCGTCATAAACTGCCCGCTGAAACTTTGCTGTAGCAATCTGCGCCCCTTCGTCAGCCAGGGCTTTCAGAAATTTCTCAGTGCAATCCTTTAACCATTTCTTATAGTCATTCAGTTCCTTTATGGCTTTATCAATCCCTTTCTGGGATAACTCCACCTTGATAACACGCTTCTTCACGATACAGTCACCTTGCTTATAGCGTAAGAGATATTGTTCAGTGACTTTGCCACTCTCCGCACACGGTAATCAAAGAGCGGTACTCCCTCTTGACTGAACTCAGGCTCCTTATCTACAAAAAGCACTGTGTTTTCATCAATCGGGCAACTCATATCGTCCGTTATCAGAACCTTGTCATAAGACTCCAAATTGCCGAACATATTTACCTGTGCATACCCCGTGGCGGGGGAAACGCTGCACAAAAGAGAAACGGGGGACTCATAAGAAATACGGGTCTCGCCTGTCTCATAACCACTGTCATCAAGCAGCGGTTCTTTCCCTTTGTACAAGCAATAATGAATGGGGGATAAATTGCGCTTCATCAGTTTCATCACAACACCCCCGCTGTAGGAACGATACGGCGCAGCAGAGTAGGCGGTATGTCACCATCTTCATAAGAACGGGAAACGCCGTTTTCGCTATGACTCGTCTCTCCCTCTGCACCACGCTTATTCAGCATATACGCCGCAATCTCAATCTGAACATTGTCATACTGAGCCGGAACTTCTTCAACACCCCCGTATGGGTAAGCGTGAGTCAGAACCACCCCAGCAGCCAGAGAAAGATAAGTGGACAGCACTTCGTCATCCGTCTCACCCGTAATGCGTTTCAGAATTACCAGTTTTTCATCATTCGTCATGCTGTCCACCCTCCTTTCTTAATCAGGCACCTGCGCCGCCAGTGGGGAACTCAGAAGCGTTCGCCACATAAACGGAACGGCTGTAAGTCGGCTTGTCAAACTTCGTGCTGATACCCGTGAACTTGCCGTGATACCATTCGGGGCCGTGGTCAAGACCAATCTGCCCGAAAAGCTGATACTTCTCACCTGCGCCAGTCTTTGCAAGCGGCTCAAGGAAGAAGTTGCCCTTACCGGGAACAGGCTGATAAACGGGAGCCAGAACACTCAGGTTCAGAAGCAGAGCCGTACCAGCAGGCAGGCACTCGCCAAGATACAGGTAAACCACACCGATAGGCGTTACCACACTGGAAAGAGCGATACCGTTAATCTCACGGGCAGCCGGGACAACGGTAAGACCGTTCTGAACAGCGTCAGCGTTCACCTGGAACAGCGTAGTAGCGTCACACCACAGACAAAGCCCATCAGTCGGGGCGTTTGCACCGTAGATTTTCTTCACCATATCGGCAATGTCCCACAGACCCAGGGGCTTATTGCTCAGAGCCATAGTGTTACTGGTAATTGCCGGGATAAGACCACGGGTTTTGTTCGCCGTGTCATCATCCGTTGCTTTCTGATATACACCGTTGATGAACGTGTACTCAATGTCACGATTCACCTTCTGAACCTTCGCTGCAACCTGGAAGTCCAGTTCGTTCATGGGGTTAGCCTGCTGATTAGCAACATTCAGCCCGGACAGAGTACCCATGTTACTCTGCTTACCGTAAGAGATACCCACGGACTCCTGGAAAATCTGGGTCACATTGGTTTTCTGCTCACGCTTCGTTACCGTAGCGTCAGGGGCAGTCAGAGAAGCGTTCTCACTGATAGCGGGCTGAGAACCGTCACCGCCCGCAGTGTATTCCTGCCCGGTCACAAATTCTACATGGTTCGTGGTTTTTGCCTTACTGCCGATAATGGCAGAAAGCGGGGTACGCACGTTACCCTTATTGAACAGCATACCGCTGTAGTTCAGTACACCAAAACTGGTAGCAAACGTATCAGCCATGTTTCGTCACTCCTTTACTTATTTTCTGCCTGTGCCGCAGTCTCCTGTGCCATCAGGCGTGTATAATATGCGGCAGCGGTATAATCGCCGCTTGCCTGTGCTTCTGCGATTTTCTTCTGATAATCTGCGCCGCCAGTATTCTCAGAACCCCCAGCAGGACGTGGGGTTTTCTTCATCTTGTCGGCACGAATATCCTTCTTCTGGGCTTCGAGATATTTACTCTGATTAGCCATCACAGTGTCCATATCACCGTCCACCATAGCGGTAGCGGTACTGTCAGCCAACTGCTCGTCATAACCCATTCCAAGCAGTTTTGCCTTTTTCTCAGAAAGAGCGATAGACCGTTTGAGGTCGGCATTTTCCTGAGTCAGCTTTTCCATATTGGCTTTCCGTTCAGCTTCCGCAGCTTCATCATCCGTCTGCTTCGTGCGTAACTGCTTCTTATAGTCGGCAGCTTCGGAATTTGCCTTTGAAAGCGCAGCTTTCAGCCTGTTAATCTCAGCTTCATTTCCCTGTCCAACCGTCTGTAAGGCAGTTGAAATTTCATCTTCGGTCATGCCCTCTTTGTAGGCACTGCCCAGCAAATCACTTAAATAACTCATAATAGTCCTCCTTGCGTTTAAGGTGTTCCCTCACCATGTTTTCCGTTTTATCCTCTTGTCTGAGTTTGCGTTTTAAGGTGTTCCCTCACCATGACAAGCAGAAGGGTTAATTCTGCAAACCATCCATTTTCAGCACCAGCACACAGCGGCAGTTCGCATTGTTCCATACCTGAGTAAATCCATGCGGAGCCAGGGCATAATCCCCATCCCAGGTATAGAAATAGTCATCCAGCGGAACCGTCATACCTTCCAGGTATCTATGGGTATCTCTCACATCTTCGTCCAGCATGGTTCGCCATACCTTTGATACCCTTATCCCTGTATTTCTCTGGTACTGTTCTCCGCCGTCATAAATGGCGGCATTGAAAACCCTTTGATACTCTGACTCCACCAGTAGCTTTAACCCAGTCAGATTATCGGAAGCTACATGGGTTGCCACTCTGTCCTCAAAGGTTTTCCCATTAATCAGGAAATAGATAACGTCTCTCATGCTGTCCACATCTACACTCAGGTCAGCCGTAAGCATTTCACCTGCCGCCGCAATTCCCAGTCGGTAGGCTTGTATCAGAAATGAGAGTATGTCATCTGCAATTTGTTCTTCGTTATCAGCAGAGTAATAACTGGCAGTAGTAAGCACATTGAGTTCGTCAAACGCTTCAATGTAAGAATTAAAAATCTCATTCATGGCAAAAATAAAAGGACTATGAGTTTGTCACTCACAGTCCCATTGGACTCACCAGAGCCGTTGCCCCGGCGTTACTCCTTCATTTTCAGCTTTCGTTTGACTTCTACAATGGCTACCTTACCCTGCTCAATCAGTATTTCCACCCTGCTCCCGTGTTTGAGCAGTGTTTCCATCTGTTCCACCATTTCCTTCGTTATCACTGGGGTCATCTTCATTACCTCCCTCTTTCATAGCTTGCTGTTTCTCAAATAACTCCTGGGCTTTCTTTTCCTGTTCTTCGGCATATTCCACACTCAATGTGTAAGCCAAATCAGAGTCAACAAACAAGCCGCAGTGTTCAAAGGCAAGGCGTGGATGAATTTTCTCATTCTTGAGCATGAGGTCAAGCACCTGTGCCTTTTGGTAAATGTTCTCGTAGTTACGCCTAGTAAAACGGATTTCAATGTTGCAGACCTTCAAATCCATATCTACCAGCGTATGGCAAATGTTTAAAATCAGTCTGAGGAAAACCCTCTCAGACTTTTTAAACATGAGTTCGCTGTCCTTCGCCCTTGCTTCGGCAGCAGACCAGCCATCACGCATGATAACTGCGGAACCTGTATCACTCGTAGAAGAACCGCCGTTACGGTTCGGCATACCGCAAATGGTAAGCACTGTCTGATACATATGGTCTACCAGAGTTTGCGTTTCACTCTGGTTTAGATTGCTAATTAGGTAGTCAATCTCCGCTTTCATCTGCGGGTCAATGTCCCGGAACTTAATTGCCCCTTCCTCACGCAACTTTTGATAATCCTCAAAGGAAATATCCACGTTATGGAAAAGCATAAGTGCCTGGACAAACTGCTCAACTCCATCCAGCCTGTTACTGTCTGTCAGGTTAATAGCGTCCAGTAGGGGAATAACCAACTCAAATGCGCCGATACGGGCAATATTCAACGGATATTCGATAATCGGAATATCCCCCAGAATGTGCGTATCATGTGCGACAATCTGAGTGTCCACGATTTCAAAATACTCGTGGTCGGAATAGCAACTGTAATGCACCAGCCCGTTTTCGTCCACCACATACTTCACACCCAGAATGGGTTTATTTCCCAGCCCGTTGTGATACACCACAAAAGCGTTTCTGGGGTCAAGGGTATAAATCTCAAACGGAGCGTCATCTTCCTCACCCGCTTCATCAGGCAGAACCATTCGGAAGGAAGTTCCGCAGATATGAAACCAGTCAGCCAGCTCCTTATCCTTTGCAGGCTTTTCTTCTGCAAAAACAAACTCGTTAAGCTGATTGATTGCTTCTGCCAGATTATCACCGTTACCACGGGAGACATACTGTAGCGGTTCTCCCATCAGGTAGCCCGATTTAAAAGAGACAATCTCATTAGCCCGGTTCTCCACAATATGATTGCAGATTTCAGGTCTTACCTCTTTCTGGCGGTTGAGAATGGGCTGTATGCCCCTGTAATACCAATAGAGATAATCAATCTCAGAGCGGTTTTTCCAGTGATAAGGAAGTGCTTTTTGCAGGATAGTAAGCACATTGTTCATGGTTACTTCTGTTTCGTCAGTCGTAATCATCATTCTTCCATGCAGTACCATACCCACGTTAATCACCTCCCTCACTGCACAAAATATCTTCTAACATGAGTATATCATCCTCCAATGCTCGTTTCAAGAAAAATTTTTAATAACCATTGAGGGATTAGCAAGGACGCTTAAACACCTCAACCTTTGCGCCGACAAGCCCCCTGAGTTCATTTTCCAGCAGAGAAAGGGAGTCAGGAGCGTCATCATGCGGCACTTTACCAGAGCGGGTATATGTAATCACCTGCTTAATGAAAGCCGCATACTGGCTGTTCCTTGCATAGAGGGACGGGTCTTTGAAGTAAAAGTTTTTCAGAATAGTATCGGAAGCAAACTCAATTCTTGTCTGCTTGTTGCTGATAGTTCTTTTCGTTCTCACATTGCAGACGTACTCCCGCTTTGTCATAATCTCCTGCACGTCCCTTGCAAAGTACGAACCCGCATTATTGGACTCAAAGGTACAGGCAACCACCTTGTTATCCATCAGAGCCTTTGCACATTCTGGCTTCGTCACCTCTGGGGGAGAGTCATCAAACACCACGTCAATGATATACACTTCATCCCCATAGACCGCCGCAATCGGCATAGCACAATAGTCCTCACCTTTATCCGCAGTATCGCAGACCGCAATGATACTGTCAGGGTCACGGTCAATCGGAAGTTCAAAGAAACGGTTCAAACTGGCTTCCGGGAAAAGTAAGCCCTTCGCTTCAAAAGGTTGCTGCTGAAATTCAGACTCAAACTGTTCAGCCGAAAGCATTTCTCTCTGGTCACGGAAATACTGCGTGGTGAAAACTTTCCTTCCCTCACGCACATACTCAAAGTTGCTTTCATCCGTCACAAGGTCAAGAGCCGGGGTTTCGATAATCTTCATTCGCTTACCCTGCTTACGCATTTCCTCTTGTAACCGCCCGATAGGGTCATACAGAGAATACCGTGTACCGCAAATCACAATGGGCGTTCCTTCGATTGCACGTCCGATAACGTCACCAGAAATAACCTCCCATTTATCATCAAGCCGCTGTCTGTTCTTTGCTTCCTCACGTCCCTCTACACAGTCATCCAGATAAAGCAGGTTCGTTGCTTCGGAAAGACCTACCTGCCTTGCGTCAATGGAACGGCACATTACCGTGGGGAAACGGGATTTATGGAGCAAGTTAATAATCTTCGTATCTGCGTTTGTCTGCACCAACTTACTCTCAGGGAAAATATCATAAAAGTGATAGTCACTGGGGGTGGTCATATATTCCAGGCAACCCAAATAGAACGACTTCACAAGGTCATCACCCGTACCTTCCATCAGGGTAGAGCGGTCAGGAAATTTCCCGGAAAGCATATTGGTAAAATTGATACCCAACTGGGACTTACCTGCACGTTTCGGCATAGAGATAGAGAGAAAGTCCAGCTTTCCCTCAAGCACTTCCTGATATGCGTCCACATACCGTTTCAGGTAATGACGGCGGGGCTGATAGAACTTCTTATCAAGCGGCTTTCCGAACTCCACTGCCTGCAAATAGTCATCAAAGAAATGCGGCGCACCAAAAAGCAGAGACCGAAACAGAAGATTGTCAAACTGTTCAGCCGCCAGCATATCCCCGTTCGTTACAGATAGACGAATGGCAGCAGATATTTTCTTTCTAAAAGCCTGGTTCCATTTATGAGCCTTTGCAAAATCTTCCTTCTCCATATCCCGGCAGAGGGAAAACATATCCTCATACGGCACTGGGTCAGAAGAGGATTTTCGCACAGCGTTTTCAATCTGTGTTTTAATTTTCTTATATTCCATAATATCCTCCTGCAAAAAAAATAAGGACTGTCATCAGACAGTCCCATTGGACAACCCTCAGTCTCCACTCAGGGTTCGTTATAAAGTTATCCTTCGTATTGTTCGGAAACCTCACCCATAATCTCGTCCATAGCTTGCTTGTATTCTTCTGCTTGAGAAGGAGTCAAATCATAACTCACTCTGAACACGGCAAGGTCATATTTATAAATATATTGGTTTACGCCAAATGCTCCCAACTCTGGGTCAGAAAGTTTACACAGATATTCGTACCTGTCATCACAATCTGATTTAGACGAGAAAAATTCGATTGTCCCGGCATTATCTTCTTCATAATCCATGCGGCTATCAAAGAAGTCTGCTTTACCGATATATTGTCCCGGTCTCCCTAAATTTTCATTTGGGTCAGTTTCTTCGTCATATACCGTGATACTGGTTATATCAGGTATCTTCTCTTGCAATGCCGTAACTGCACTTTCCGCAGTCACCTCCACTTCTGGTTCGGAAGAACCGCAAGCTGTCAAGCCAAATAACACCGCAAGAGATAATAAAATTATTGTAAACCGCTTCATTGCATATTCTCCTTATATCCTGGAAATTTTGTTGTGGTTAAACCAGTAGATGAATTTGTTGTTTTCTCTTTCAAACCGCCTGGGGTCATCAAAGAAAATATCACTCAATCTTTGTGTCACTTCCCGTGGCTCCATAGTTTTCCAGTTTTTGCGTAACTCCTGATAATCAGCTTCTCTCCTTAATTTGTCAGCGTCCTTCTTTTGCGCCGGGGTGAGTCCATCAGTGTATTTCAAAAACTTTGGATTGTCTTGCAGCTTTTGGGTAAGTGCTTCAATCAATTCTTCGTCAGACAGAACGGAATAATAGCCTTGCTTACGGATAGACGGCAGAACATCATGTGTTACCCAATGTTTAAACTTCTTAGCAGTTTCCGTCTTACTTTGCAGGATTAAAGAATATACTCCCGGCTCATTGATAATTGTAACTTGCTGAGTTCCACCAGGGGTGACTAAAACGGTCACTCCTTTATCTTCGTCATCTACAAAATTGCGAACTGCCCTTTCAGGGTTGGTATGGCGTAATGCTTCTGCCACGTCTTTTCCTACAAACCACGGTTCACGTTCTATTAACAGGGTTCTTACAGCGGTTTCCTGAAATTTAAAACTTAATTCATCCATTGGTTATACCTCCTTAATCAGTATTTCAACCTGTAGACTTGTAGAGCAAATCAATGATTTTCCTATGACTTCTCTTAGTAGTCGTATATCTATATAAACTTATAGTAAAACTTGATTTTACTCTACAATGCTCATTCAATACCAACCGTCCATTCGTTTTCCCCATTCGTGACCTTGACTGAATAACCCATTGCATTAAGCATTTTTACAAACGTGTCAACTCTCATAGAGTCACTTTTCAGATAAGTGCTTATACTGGATTGACTTTTCAGGTTGAGTGCTTTCTGCAAATCAACCTGTGTAAATCCAGATTTATTCATTGCTTCACGAACAATATCTTTCTCCTTCATGTGGTTATATCCTCCTTTTTGATATTACAATAACACGATATTCTGATATTGTCAATACTTTTTTATTTTTGCGGTATTTTTGACCCTCACCCGGCTCGGCTCGGCGGGGGCTGATTCCCCCCGCAGGGGGTGCAGCCGCCAGGGTTCCACCCGGTACGAGAGCCAGCCACGCAAAAAAAAATATCAAGAAAATATGATATTTCCCCTTGACATTATCAAGATATTATGATATTGTAATATCAAGATAAGAAATAAACAACTTGCAAGGCAACAGCCACGCAAGCCCCACCAAATGAAAGGAAGTAAAGACAATGACAAATTACAATTATTTAGAAGCTGTTACCTCTGACGTTCTGGACTACATCAAAGAAGAAATAAACCTTGATGAGTGGAAAGGTAACCGGGACGGACTGGAAGAAAAGTTAAATGATGAATTATGGACAGTTGACAGCGTGACAGGCAACGCAAGCGGAAGTTACACTTTCAACACCTGGGAAGCGGAAGAAAACCTTGCTCACAACTGGGACTTGTTAGCGGAAGCCCTGGACGAGTTCGGACAGGACGGGACGGACGTATTAAGACAAGGTGCGGAAGCTATGGACGTAACTATAAGATGTTATTTGTTAGGGCAGGCAATAGCGGAAGCCCTGGACGAACTGGAAGAAGAACTTGCAGAGGATGACGAGGACGAGGAAGAATAACAACCCGTTGCGCCGGGTATAAATAGCCAGTTAGGGCGCAAGCGTTCCCAGGGTGCAAGCCCTGGGAGGTCTGGAAAAGGTGGGATTTCAAACCCGCAGCAATGCCAGTTAATAGCACATTGACAAAATGCACAAATAGGAGGTTAAACCATGAAAGAATACACCTACACAGACGGCGGGCGGTTGTTCGTCCGTATCACTAAAACCACAGCCCGGAAAGCGTACAACAACGGCTTGCGGGTTGTCCTCTGTCCTTCAAACTTGCGCCCCGGCTTTCCATATCATCCAGAAATAAGCATAAGCGGAAAAGCCGCCGCCAGCTTTGAAAAAGCTGTAAACTCGTTTGAATACTACAATTTGAGAGGGAAAAGGAACCGTACAGCGTTTTATATCCCTGTTAGAACTGTAGACCGTTTCACAGATGAAAAGCCCACAGCGGAAACCCTGGGAACCGTTCAAGAGTACGATTATAGTTATATAGGACAGTAGCCCACAGGCAAGCCCCGACAGGCACACAAGCCCGCCGGGGCTTTTCTTAGAAGGGAGGTAAAACGAATGTTTAAAAGGACGTGGAGAACGCCAGCGGGTGCAGCGTATGACCTTTATAACAATATGTTGCAACAGCCCCATTTATTAGTAGCAGGCGCAACGGGCAGCGGTAAAAGCGTTGTTATAAATGGCATAATGTACACAGCTTTATTTAAAAGCCCCGCACAAGTGCAATTTATCTTGATAGACCCGAAACGGGTTGAACTGATAGACTATAAACCGTTACCGCATACGCTCAAATATTCCAGTGAACCGGGGAAAATGGTTCAAGCGTTAAATTATGCTATGGAAATAACAGAACGCCGCTATAAAGCCATGCAAGCCCGCCATATAAAAAACTATGACGGCGGGGCGGTCTATATTATCATTGATGAATTAGCCGACTTAATGACCACCGCCCGCCGCCAGGTGCAGCCCGTTTTACAACGACTTGCACAAGTGGGCAGGGCGGCAAACGTCCATATCATAGCCGCTACACAATGCCCGCTTGCGTCTGTTATTCCTACACCGATAAAAGTAAACTTTGATAGCAGAGTAGCATTAAGAACCCGTTGTGCTCAAGACAGCCGCAATATTTTAGGTGTTAAAGGTTGCGAACTGCTGCCCAGATATGGCAAGGGGTACTATATGACCCCCGCAGGCTTGCAACTGTATAATATACCCATGTACAGCCCCGATAAAGTAAAAGAAATGTTGGACTATTGGAGACAACAGAAAAAGCCCCGCTTAAGATGGTTATAACAGAAAAGCCCCGACAGGCTTTACAGCTTGCCGGGGTTTCTTTTTGCCCTCTGTGA